GGATCAGATCAGGTGAATAACGTAATGCATTATTACTATGCAAAAAGAATTCAAGATGTTGGAGCTTATACAAATATTACAAACGTTCCATATAGATTTGTTCCGTGTATGTGCGCAGGACTTTCTTATTATTTAGCAGTTAAATTTGCACCACAACGTGGACAAGAAATGAAATTATTATATGAGGATGAATTATTAAGAGCACTAGACAGTGATGGCTCTTCTTCAAGTTCATTCATAACACCTAAAACTTACTATCCGAGCGCATAATGGGAAATCTATCAAACGGAAAATATGCATATATGATCTCAGACCGTTCTGGTCAGAGATTTCCATATCAAGAAATGTTACAAGAATGGAATGGATCATGGGTACATATTTCTGAATATGAAAAGAAGCATCCACAATTAGAACCAAAACCACATCAAGCTGATCCAGAAGGATTACAATACGCTCATCCTGATAGACAAGAGCCACCAGTAATTATTGAATTAACACCAAATCCTTTTACAACTATTAAGTATGCAGGTAGCACTTATATTAATGTTTATTCACAAGATCATGGAAGATCTACTGGCAATGTTGTTAGATTTAGAGGACCTCCTGAAGTTGTAATTCCGGGCACGCCTACGCGCGAGACCTCATTTGAATTAGTACCTTCATTTGATGGTGTTACAGATATTTCAAATGCAAATGGTTTTACTATTACAGTTGGAAAAATTGATTCATCTGGTATTGTAAGTGATACATTAAATTACTTTTATTTTAGAAGTACAAGTACAGCAACAACAGGAAATGTTTCTGGTGGTGGAGCACAATGTTCTGCAGGTCCAGTAACTTTACAAGCTTAATATGACATACGCAGAACTAGTACAAAAAATAAGAGATTACACAGAAGTAGATTCAAATGTGTTTACAGCAACTATTGTTAATGGTTTTATTTTAGATGCTGAATGGAGAATTCAAAGGGATGTAGATTCTGATAATAATAGAAAATATGCAACAGCTACTGTTATTGCAGCTCAACCTTACGTAAGTACACCTTTATTAACATCTCAAACTTTAATTATAAGAGAAGCTCAAATTATTCCATCAGGTACATATACAGGTCCTAATGCTGTAGTAGAATATAGAGATACTGGATTTATTAATGAATATAATGCTAGTAATGCTCAAGGATTACCTAAGTATTTTAGTTATTGGGATGAACAAACTATTGTATTAGCCCCAATTCCAGACTTGACATATACGATGCAATTAAATTATACCTTGAAGCCAGCAGGATTATCTGTTAGTAATACGACAACATATTTAAGTCAGCAATTTCCCTCTGGTTTATTATATGCTTGCCTTGTTGAGGCGTATGGTTTTTTAAAGGGTCCGGCAGACATGATACAATTTTACGAACAAAAGTATCAAAGTATGCTACAAGGATTCTCTATTGAACAAATGGGAAGAAGAAGACGAGATGAATATCAAGAAGGTTCACCTCAGATTCAAAAACAAGGTTAATTAATTAGGAGTTAATATGGCTATAACACAAGCAGTTGCAAATACGTTTAAACAACAATTACTTCAAGGCGGACATAATTTTAACGCTGGAACAGGAAATGTTTTTAAACTTGCTCTATATACTTCTGCAGCAACTTTAAGTTCAGCAACAACAGTTTACACTTCAACAAATGAAGTTGCTAACACTGGTCAATACGTAACAGGTGGTGGAGTTCTTACAAACATATCTCCTCTTGTTTCTAGTGGCGTTGCATTTATAGATTTTGCAGATATATCTTTCACTGGAGTTACTTTAACTGCAGCTGGAGCTTTGATTTATAATACATCAAACACTAACGCAGCAGTTGCTGTATTAGATTTTGGAAGTGATAAATCAGCAACATCTGGAACATTCACAATTCAATTTCCAGCAGATACAACATCAGCGGCTATTCTAAGAATCGGCAACGCATAATAGGAGTAACCTATTATGGCAAGTTGGGGAATATTCAGTTGGGGTGAAGGTGCCTGGGGAAACCAAGGAACCGTTGTTGAAGTCAATAATCCATTAGACGTAGCTTGGGGAAAACAAACCTGGAGCTATGGATCTTACGGTGGATCAAATAATCTTCCATTATCTTTATCATCAGTCAATATTGCAATTGATAATGAAGTTGCATTAACTGGTTTACAATTAAATTTATCATTAGGTGAAGTTCAAGCTTTTGGATTGGCAATAGTAGATGTTACTGGCCAACAAATAAATATTTCTTTAAATTCTGTAACTGCAATAGGAAGTGCTCAAGTTGATGTAATAGGTCAACAATTAAATATTACTCAAGGTGATGAAACTATAGATGTAAGTGTTATTGTTGATGGAATTGGTTTACAATTAAATTTATCATTAGGTGAAGAAAGTGTAACAGGAACAGGAAATGTTGATTTAACTGGTCAACAGTTAAATATTACATTAGGTGATGAAACTGTAGATGTAAGCTTTACAGCTGAAGTAACAGGAGAACAATTAAATATAACAGAAGGTGAAGTAGACCCAAGTCCTGATGCTACAGTAACAGGTATTGGAATGACAGTTTCTTTAGCTGTTGGAACAGTAGTTGTAGGCACTGGTAATGTTACATTAACAGGAGAACAGTTAAATATAGCTCAAGGAACAGCTATAGCTGAAGCTTTAACACCGGTAAGTGTTACAGGATTAGGCTTAAATATAGCACTTGGAATAGTATTTGCAGGAACTACTGTGGTAGTACCTGTTACTGGAAATGGATTGACTATATCGTTAAATAGTATAAATAATCAAATCTGGACTGAAGTAAATACCGGAACTGATGCAACTTGGACAGAGATTGACACAGCCGCTTAGATTTTATAAAAATAATTAATTAAGGAATTAATATATGGCATCAAGTTATTCTACAGACCTCAAACTAGAACTTATGGTCACTGGCGAAAACGCTGGTACATGGGGAGATATTACAAATACAAATTTAAACATTCTACAACAAGCAATTGCTGGTTATGAATCAGTTGCATTAAATGCAACAACAGGCGCAACTTTAGCTTTTTCTAATGGTGTTATTTCTAATGGTAAAAATGCTGTTTTAAATTTAACAGGAACCTTAACTTCTTCAGTTAACGTTGTTATTCCAGATGGTGTTGAAAAAACATATATTGCAAAAAATGCAACAACTGGATCTTTTGCAGTTACATTTAAAACAACTTCAGGATCAGGAGCTACTTGGGCAGCTGCTGATAAAGGTGTAAAATTATTATATTCTGATGGAACTAATGTAACAGATGTAAATTCACAGCTAAAAACAATAAGTTTATTTACTTTACCTACAGCGGATGGTACTTCAGGACAAGCAATTATTACTAATGGAGCTGGGTCTTTATCCTTTGCTACTGCTGGAATAACAACAGGAAAAGCTATTGCAATGGCAATAGTTTTCGGATAATAATAACGAACGGAGATAAATTATGGCAAATCCAAATATAGTAAACGTAACTTCAATTCTAGGCGAAACAACGTACGCTGCTTTGACAACAACACTTACAACAGTATTGTTGGCAAACTCTGCAGCTTCAGGAAAAGTTTATAAAGTTAATTCAATCATGGTTGCAAACGTAGACGGAACAAATGCAGCTGATGTAACGGTAGATATTAATACAGCAGCAGGTGGTGGCGGAACATCTTATGCTCTCGCTTCTACAATTTCTGTACCAGCAGATGCAACACTAAATCTAGTTGATAAAAATTCTTCTTTTTATTTAATGGAAGATAAATCAATTCTTGGTGGAGCAAGTGCAAACGGCGATCTTGAAATAATTATTTCATACGAAATCATAAATTAACCCGGGAGTTCAGGCTATGTCTAATGGCGGAATTATCGGTCCAGTCAATGATCCAGTAACTACACTTTCGGATTTAATAACATCTTTTACAGCATCAGGAACATATACAGCACCAAGCGTTGGTCCACTTCAAACAGATTATTTAGTAGTAGCAGGTGGAGGTTCAGGTGGTGGAGCACTTGGAACTAATACAGGAGGTGGCGGAGCTGGAGGATATCGTGCTTCAGGTTTTGGTCCAGCACCTTTACAAGGATCAATATTAACATTATCAGGTGGAACATCATATCCAGTAGTTGTAGGTGGAGGTGGAGCTTCTAAAGCTGGTGGAGCTTGCGCTGCTGGTGATCAAGGTACTTCATCAAGTTTTGCAGCACCAAGTCCTTTTGGAATTACTTCAGCTGGAGGCGGTGGAGGTAATACATATAATGCAGGTGGTACAGCGGGAGGTTCTGGTGGTGGTGGAGGTCAAATTGCTACTAGTGGTCAAGCAGGAAATAGTCCACCAACAAGTCCATCTCAAGGAAATCCAGGTGGAAATTCAAGTGGTGGTTATTCAGGATCAGGTGGTGGTGGAGCAACAGCTGCTGGAGGTGGAGCAGTTGGACAATGTGGACCAGGAGGATTAGGTGGAGCAGGAGGTGCAGGAGCTCCAAATGGTATTTCAGGAAGTACAATAACTTATGCAGGAGGTGGAGGTGGATCAACACATTCTCAAGGAGGTCCTACAGGTGGAGCTGGAGGAGCAGGTGGTGGCGGAACAGGAGCATATGGTCCAGCAAGAGCAGCAACTTCTGGAGGAACTAACACAGGTGGAGGTGGAGGTGGTGGTGGAGATGCAGCACCTTTCCCAACAATGGGAACTAGCGGAGCTGGTGGACCAGGAATAGTTATTTTAAGACAAAAATGTGGATCTTCAACTTTTACTGCATCAGGAGTCTGGTCACTACAAGAACAATATAATTTCAAGAAAAACAACCAATGGAGTTCTTAATTATGACCTTTCATTTTATAAAAAATTGTATTATAATAACATTTAGGAGTTAAAAATATGGCACATTTTGCAGAGATAGATAACAACAATTTAGTATTAAGAGTTGTAGTAATAGACAATAACGACGT